TTTCGTTGGCTACAAACCGCAGGGCATGTCTCAGACACTGAAATGCACTCTGTGTTCAATATGGGCGTGGGCATGTGTTTGATCTCCAACCAACCCAGCAAAGTAGTTGAGCTGTTGTGGGCGCAAGATCAAGCCTGTTACCTTATTGGGCATGTAATCAATAAGCGATGAAGTATCGTGTGGAGATTTGGGAGGCAGTGCGTGGTTTAGAGCCCACTCTTATTCACGTATTGCTGTTCAACACCTTAGATGACGCCCTTACAAGAGCTAGATCCACTACCTTAGCCAACACCTTGCCTTTGGCTCCTGATTGGTACTCATTCAGTAAGGGACCATATGTTCAAACCGAAAGCATTACAATATGACCCTTCCTCACTTGCTGAGCATTGATCAGTTTGACCTCACAAGTATACACACATTATTCACAACTGTGAAAGGCATTGAACTGGGCCTCACCCAACCAGTAGCTCAAGGGAAGGTATGTACTAACCTCTTCTACGAGCCCAGCACACGCACCAGCAGTAGTTTTTATTCAGCCATGGTGCGGCTAGGTGGCGCTGTCATCCCCATCAATGATGTCAGCTTCAGCTCTGTCAGCAAGGGTGAGAACCTAGAAGACACTATTCGCACTTTGGCCAGCTATTCAGACTGCATTGTGTTGCGCCATCCCGAAAAAGGGGCAGCTCAATGGGCTGCGGCTGTAAGTCCTGTTCCTATCATCAATGCAGGCGATGGAGTTGGTGAGCATCCCACACAAGCTCTCCTAGACCTCTATACCATCCAGCGGCATGTGGGCTTGACTCGTCCCATTGACGTGTGCCTAATGGGTGACTTGCGTCATGGTCGAACTGTGCACAGCCTCACCAGGTTACTGCGTCTATATGATGTGAGACTGCACATGGTGAGTCCACCAGGTCTGGAGATGCCGCAAGAACTCACAGAGGAAACAGACAAGCTTTACACCAGCATTGACGAATGTGTGGACAAGGTGGATGTGATCTATGTTACCCGTGTGCAGAAGGAGCGGATTGCGCCGAATCTACAAAGCACGATGGGCAAGTATCAGCTCACTCCTCAGCACATGAGCCAGGCCAAGAGCAGCAGCATCATCATGCACCCTTTGCCGCGTGTTGACGAGCTGCCCAGCAGCTTGGACAGTGATCCCCGGGCCGTGTACTTCAAGCAGATGCGCTATGGTCTCTATGTGCGTCAAGCTATCTTTCTCCACATGTTCAGTGACAGCGTGCCTTGGAAGTTTTAGGTTGACATCTAAACACTTCTCTGTATAGTGCGCTTGAATCCGCAAAGAGGCAACTATGTTTGGCTTCATGAAAAGTTGGTTTACTCAGCCGTCTCTGTCCGTCAGATCCGCCCAGGATCTCAGCTACTTAGAGCTAATTGAAGAACTGCGAACCAGGGATGATATTGAAATCTTTGCCCGCTTGCGGTTTCGAGATCAGTGGGTGAAGAATTTTCACGAGAAAAATCCTGGTGCAAAAGTTCCAAGTGGTTTCCTCATGAGGTTTGGTGCACTGGACAGAGTGGCCTCAGAACGCATGCTGAAACTGATGAACGAACTCAGAGTCATGCGTGAGCTACCAGAAATCAGCCATGAAAAGCTGGAGAAGCACCTTGCGGGCTCCTATCCAAAGAGCATGCGATGAACCAATTGATCGAGTTGAGTTTTTTCCTGCCCGAAATGGTTCTTTTTGGGGCAGGGCTATACACTTGGTATCATCTTTTCACCTCCATTGGAAAGTGGAGCTGGAAGCGAGTGGCTCTATACCTCTACGGTGCAGCTTGTGTCTACAGCCTTTGGATCATGGGTTACCAATAGCTGGTTGACATGCCATCAAAAGCTGCTATATTGGCGGGGTAGAGCACGGAGACAGTAGATGAGCAACTGGAAGGTAGAACCTGCTGCACCGCACACGGTGGAAGGCATGATCTGCTCTCTTGCAGGCGTGTGCGACGGTGCAAGGCAGCATGACCAACAAGGGTTTTCTGGTGCAGACACTGAGTTTGGCCACAGCTTGGCCAATCGTGCTCAGCAAGGTAGGCCCTTCACGCTGAAGCAAGCGCAGGCTGCATTGAAGCTCGTGAACAAATACCGCCGACAAATTGGTGGGACGGACTTTGTGAAAGCGTTCCTGGAACAGCCAGTGTTCAAGCTTGCACCGCTGGATCCCAACGCAGCAGTTGGCAACCTCGAAGGCAGGCATCACAATCCGCGGCGTATCATCAGCGAACAGAAGACTGCGGTGTTCCACTTCCCTTACAATCCGGACTTGGTGGCTGCGCTGAAGATGGTCCGAGGCGAGCACAAGGGCGAAAAGTATCGGGCACAGTGGGAGCCCTCCCGCAAGGTTTGGTTGTGCCCTGTGAACGAAAGCAGCATCTGGAGCATCATGGATGTTGCAGATAAGTTTGAGTTTGAGGTGGAAGATCGTTTCACCACTTACTTGGAGCGTGTGCGAGAAAAGACGGAAGAAAGTCGAGTTCATCTCATGCTGACAGGCGGCCAGCATGTGACATTGGCAGGCGACACACTGATTGTGTCGGTTGACGACGCTGCCATTCTCAAGGAGATCGAAGATGAGCTCAACACTGACGCCTGATTGGATTGACAGAGACCTACTGGCAGAGGCATTTCGAGAGATGCCTACCCCACATGGTGCCACCTTCGACGATGGCCGCCGCTGGTGTGGACGGTGTGAGAAGCCTGTGCTCACATGTGAGGCAGTGGTTGGGGATGGTTGGGCTGACAAGATCTGTCAGCGTTGCACCAGCATCTGGCCCGAGTTCAGCGACCTCTACCAGCTGCAACTGCTGATGGCGGATGAGGATGAAGATTATTTTCCGGATACTATGCATTGACGCTGACAGCTCTAGACCAAATTCAATTCCCTCTCAATCTGCTCAAAACCCGTGACGCTGATCAGTGGCCCTATATGATTGAGGTTTTAGACGTGCCCAATATTACTTTGAAAAGAAACCAAACACTGGGGCTACAGCTTTTTGGCACTCCTGATGCAGAGAGTTGCAGCAGCCGATGGTCATGGCATGCCATCAGCATCCATAATTTCTCATGTGTGAGGTTTTGGTTCCGGTCCAAGGATGACTTGACACAATTTGCGTTGATGATGGAAAGGTAGAATATGGGTATCGAAGATCTCAAGGGCATCACTCTGCTCAACATTGAGCTTGAACGCGAGCCAGACCAGCTCATGTTTTACAGCGAGTGCGGGCGTAGGTGGCGAATGTGGCACTGTCAAGACTGCTGTGAGAATGTTGTCCTCCAAGACATCATTGGCGAGCTAAGTGACCTCGTTGGTGCGCCTATTCTTGTGGCTGAGGAGCGTGTGAATGGAAGCGAGACTGAATGGGGGCACGAGACCTGGACATTTTCCGAACTAGCTACCATCAAGGGCAGCGTGACACTGAGATGGCTGGGTGAGAGCAACGGCTACTACAGCGAAGCAGTGGATTTTGAACAGTTGATGAGTGTAGAGGAGAGTCTCCGAGCATGAGCAGCTACCTAGTGATCCGTCAAGACGACAACGGTGTGTGCACAATTTTGGCCGACAAGCTCAGTGAGCACGAAAGCCGGCGCTTGGTTGAGATGATGACCAAGCGTGGACACAAGGCCACTTACTTTGCCCAACTATATCTCAACCCTCATCAGCGCCAGCAGATTCTCATCACTCATCATGTGAATCTCTAGATTTAGGATTGACCATCCCTTCAAACCTGCTACAATGCAGGGGTAGGAAGGAGAGCTTACATGTTGACTGTTCCAGCCTCGATTGAGAATGCTCGCAAGGTGCTGCGACTCAGCACCAAGCACAACCTCAAGGTTGATCCCCGAGTTGAAGCTTTCTTGAACAGCATCCCTCGGGTCACCCAGCTGGAAGGTTTCAACTTCAAGCTGAAGCCTTACCAGGCAGAGGCTGTTGCGTGGTTGGAGAGCCAGCTGGGAGTTGGACTGTTGGCTGAAGAACAGGGACTGGGAAAGACCGTTGAGGTTATGGCCTACGCCCACAAGAATCAGCTGTTTCCTATGATGGTAGTGCTGCCCAATACTCTTAAGTTGAATTGGCGGAATGAAATCATCGCGATGACTGGCACTCGGTACCAAATCAATGTGGTGGGCACTTCCTACAGCAAGCGTGCCACTGCTGAGCGAGCTGCTCGGCATCCCAATGTCATCTACAGCAAGCGGCCCACAGCCGGTTGCGACATCTACCTTGTGAACTACGACATCCTCAGTAGCAACCTCGACGACATCGAGGCATTGAATCTCAAGTTCATGGCGGTGGATGAGAGCCACAAGATCAAGAATCCCAGTGCCAAGCGCACACAGGCTTACATGCGGCTAGCTACTGGTGAGGTGGAGGAAAAGCTCAAGGGCGGTGTGCGCAAGACTCACAAGGTCAGCAAGCCTGTGCCGCGTGTGGTTCTGATTTCAGGCACTCCAATGGTAAACAGGCCGGCAGAGCTGTGGAGCACTGTCAGGAGCTTGGCCAGCTATGTGCCGCAGTTCAGCACTTGGAACAAGTTCGCATGGCGCTTCTGCAACCCGGTGAATAACGGGCATGGTTGGAACTTCGGTGGCAGCTCGAACATGGATGAACTGCACCAGCTGCTGACAAGCCACCTCATGCTGCGTCGCTTGAAGCGGGACGTGCTGAAGGAGCTGCCGCCCAAGGTGTATCAGGTTATCCCACTGGAGTTTGACCGTGCGGAGTATGACAGCGTAGAGCGAGCCTTCAAGGGAATTGATTGGAAAGCTGGCCTTGAGACTATGATCCGCTTGGGCAGCAATGCTCCCAAGAGCGATGAGCGCATTGTTGCGATGCAGAAGCTGCGTGAGGTGGCTGCGCTCAGCAAGCTCGCCAGCACTGTAGAGTGGATTCGAGATTATACTGAAAACGGCGAGAAGCTGGTGGTGTTTGCCCACAACCGGGCGGTGATTGACCATATCCAAGGTGCGCTAGCTGCGGACCAGGAGTGGGGCGGAAAGGTTGGAGTTATCTACGGTGGGGTCAGCAACGAAGAGCGTGCACAGGCTGTTGAGGCTTTTCAGAATGATCCCAAGACCCGAGTGATTTTGGTTAGCATCTCTGCTGGTGGTTTTGGCCTTACCCTTACGGCTGCAAATGCGGTGGCGTTTGTGCAGACGCCGTGGAGCCCTGGAGAAATTCAGCAGTGTGCAGACCGTGTGCACCGCATTGGTCAAACTAGCGACCAGGTTACGATTTTCAACTTGGTGGCTGAAAATACTATCGAAGAGATGATGGCAGACATGCTGTTCAGCAAGGGGCAGGTGCTGGATGCGGGATTGGATGGTGGGGCTGTGGTGAACACAGTGGACTTGCGTGCAGCGGGTTAACCGGGATCTGGAAGCGGACTACAGCCAGTGGCACGAGGTGCCTATTGAGGCAGACAACCCAGTGCCTTTGCCCCATCTTTTGGACGTGTTGGGCGAGCTGCGATGGAGTTGGCTGAAGAAGACACCTGGAGGCAGCTACTGGCTCCAGTGGCACAGTGGGGTCAACCCCAAACGATATCAACTGGTGTTTGAGCGTGAAGAAGATGCTCTGCTGTTCAGGTTGACGTGGACCTAGCGCATGTATGAGACCACAGTCTTGCCTCAATGGCCACATATGGTAGTGCTGGAAGGCATGTCTCTTGCTGAGCACGAAAACATGCTGCTGTGGTTGATAGATACCTTGGGCCAACCGGACTTTTTCAAAGCAAGTAGCCGATGGAGCTATCGTTCTCTGTCATCTCACCAACATTATGAAAAAATTTGGGTGAGCTTTCGGAGCCAAGAGGATGCCAGCTTGTTTGCCCTCTTGTGGGGAAGGTAGCATATTGACAACCTTTGGGGTTTCTGATACGCTTTAAGTATGACACTTGATTATTCCATTTGGCTTATTTCACAAAATTTTGACGATTTACAATTTGCCAACAGCAAATTACAAAACAATACAGTGAATTGGTTCAATGGCAGCAATTATCCCAGTTTTTCCCTGCTGGTGAACGATTGTGTTCACCAGAGTCCTACAGAAACAACTATCATACTTTGTAATCGCGTTGCCCCCTCTGACGAAAATATTCAATTGATTTTACAAAAGCTGGATGAAGGGTTTGCCTTTGTGGCGTTGTATGATTTCCGTTTTTTTGGTATCAAAAAGGAATTGTTTAGGCAAATAGGTGGCTTGGACGAGAAGTTTCCTGGAGGCTTTGAAGACGATGATTTCATATTGCGATTGATTGGCAACAATCTAGCCTGCTATATTACACAAGAGGCTGAGTATTTCTGGGCCCCCAGCACTTGGGCCCCTTCAGGACAATATCTTGGCATAAGCTATTTTCAAGAAAAATGGATCAGTTGGCCGGATGCAGTCAACACAACTGAGATGTATAAAAGATTGCCCGACAGTTTTAAACAACGAGATTGGGGACCCAGGACGCCAGGTGAGTTCTTGTCATGCAAGGAACACAGCTATGTTCAGTCTTGGTTATGCAAGTATTTTTACTTGAACTCAATCAGGAAAATTTGTGATTTTTAAGATATGTTATGCCTCTACATACAGGCCGGTGGCATACCAACCAGTGACATGTGAACTACTACGCCCTAAAGGCACCTAGCTTTCCGCGGCAGATTGTAACTAGCCATGTATTGAAATTCATACCTCCTTTTAATTTTTTCCAAGAGTGATTGTCAATTTAAATAAGTGTTATGAATCAACCAATAGATCCTTGCCAGGGCGTGAGCCTCACAGTTACATTTCCAAAGTTTGAATGCACTGATGGTGTATTACCCAATTTCAACAATCTTGATGAGTTTGGCCGAGGGCTAGGCAGCATACCAGGGCAATTGGGTCAGATAGCTCAATGCACTGTTACTGCCACAGCCAAACAAATTTCGGATGCAATAGACAGTTTACTGAAATTATTTGACAAAACCTTTGGGACCACACTAGGCAGCGTGGACAATCCTGTGTACGGCCCTAACCTCAAAGTCCCAGAACAAGAAATGGGTGTACGACTGCGAGCACTGTTTAATGAGTTCAAACTCTATTTGGAACTCAAGTTATTGGACATTTTGGGCAGGATTATTCCCAACTTGAGCTTTTTGAATATACCGTTGCCGTTCCTGCCCAACTGTACAGTGCGTGATCTTCTTAGTGCAGAGGGTAGAGCTAAAATAAGAGCTGCAATTGGCGCTCGCCAAGATCAAATAGCAAAAGCCTTGGGCCTACCTTGGAATATCACATTTGATGGAACATTGGGTTTGAAGAACGATGAAATGCGCCAACAAAGCCTAATCAGTAGAGTATGGAGTGAGTTCCACAAAGGTTTATTGAGCCTAATCAACAGAGGTTTCCGAGCACTAAGAGCTTTGACTGAACCGATCAAAAAAATTTGGCAAGCCCTGCGCTTACCAGACCTTCCCAATTTGGTGGCCCTAAATTTTGAAGAGCTTTTCAATAGTGTGTGGCAACCCATCAAAGACTTGGCCATCAGTGCTAATGAAAAAATGCAGCGCATGATTGATTACTTTCTTGAGTTTGATATAAAAAACTTTTTGGACAAGGCATTTAGTCCCTTGTTGAAATTCATAGCTTGGCCTTTTCCCACAAAAGTCAAACAGCTTCTCAAAATATCTGACCCACCCAAAGATCTCAATCTTGAGAGCAAGGAAACCCGCTTCAACAGCATAATGCAGGCTGTGAAAGACTTGTTTGAACAAATTCCTACTCTGATATTGGAACTGTGGATGAAGCTTGTCGTGGGGTTCTTCAAAGCTATCTTGAAGTTTGTTCCCATACTCAAAGAAATCTTCAAGTACATTCCCTTCACCTTCTGCACATTTATTGGGCTGGTGTTAAGTCCCATTTTGGGACTGGGAAGTGCAGTGGCTGGCCTTATTCCTCCTGGAATCTCAGTGCAACAAACTTAGCCGCACTGAGTTCCATTCAGTTGATCAAAAATGGTCTTTGCTGTATTGAATCTGTTTTGAGCTTCTGGGGTAATTGTTCCCTGCCGTCCCAACAGCCCTGATGAACTGATCTCGTAGTATTCATTTACTGCTCTAGCTGCTGACTCAGGACTGTTGGTTGCCAACATCTTGGAGTAGGCACTGCGATGTGTGTTCTTGAATTCCCAATCCACAAAGTCTAGGCTTTTATACAAGGCAGTGTCGTTTGATAGTTGACTCAATTGTGGCCAACTTACACCAATAGCCCGTGGCATATTTTTGAAACGATCGGAATTCCATTGAGCCAAGCCTTTGAAGGTGGGGTTGCTGTCCACTCGGGGATTCAAGGCACTTTCAATAGTGAAATTGCCCAGCAAGCCAGCAATGTGTTCGGGTTGATAACCTTTGCCCTTCAAGTAACACCAAGCTTTTTTGGCTTGATTGGAATCAAATCCTTTGCCAGCCCCACTTGCTGCTGCACTGAAGTCTGCATCAGGTCTAGCTTGGCCACTGAACAAAAATGCGTTGTTGAGACGGCGAGTTTTGAGTTCAAACTTTTCTTCGTTGTTACAAGCCAAAATCCATCGACTCATTTCATTTGGAACTTTGTTGTAGTCTCCGCTGCTGATCATGCCAGTGATGCCGCTCTTGTCAAAGTTGTCAGAGCCAATGTTGTAGATGAAGTCTGCTAAACTATTGAACTGATCTTGTGTTAATAGGTTGCTACCAATGCTGCTGTGAATCTTGCCTTCAATTTTTTTGATGTCTGTTTTCAACAACACCTTCATATTGGTTTCGCTTATACCCTCTCCAACATTCAATTGCGTGCTGATCTGAGTGCCAGAATCGTCTGTTGCATTCAAGGTAACTGTGTTGTTTTGAAGTTCTTCACTTGATAACAAATGACCATAACCCAACAGCTTTTGCCCGCTTTTGCATGCATCGTCAAAGGGCTTGCCAATCAAATTGCCACCCAAACCTTCATGATCAATTATGATTTGAATACCACGGTTGTTAACTGTCCACTCTGTGGAGGGGAGCAATACTCTGGGACCCAACGGTTTGAATTCATATTGTGGAGTCCCACCTTCGTCCCAACTTTGCCCAATGTGCAAGCCAGTTTGACCATTCACTATTCCATATACTTGGAGTGGTTTGTCTTGTGCTGGACTCACTTGCCCCACTTTGTAAGTGCTTTCAGGTGGAGTGATTTTCCTCTGCACTAGGCCTGTGTTGGAATAACCTGGGCCTGAAACACTTCTTTGTCTCCAAGGATCAGCTCCTGGCAGTCTGCTGACAATGGTTTGAACAATCTGAATGCTTCTTGCAGGACTCACTACATTCTGCAACTGCACTCTTTCTTCCGTTCGAATGTCAGGCGATAATGCAACTACTCCTGGTACAGCAGTTATGGGATTATCTGGATTGGTGGGCTTGGCTGCATCTGGTAAATTAGCAACATTCAAGACTGTTTTTGGACCAGTGTTCACACTTCCTGCACCAGAACGCAAGTTTACAGATCCATTGCCTTGAACTTTGACATCAGCACCACCTACTAAATTCAAGGTACCTGTGCTTTGAACTTTTACATCAGCACTGGCAACTAAATTTAAGTTACCATTTGTGCTTCTTAACCTTACGTCACCTGTGCTGCTGGCATCAACATTGCCTCCTGCAAACAAGCGAATATTACCAGTCAAGTTTTTGATGTCAATGTTGCTTTCTTGAGTGGTGAGAAATATGCCATAATTGCTTCTGTATTGTAGGCTGCCTACAGCAGTGTTGTAGATATTTGAATTACTGACAAGATGCATATTTCCTTGACTGAACAACAAAACATCTCCACCACTGCTGATGTTGAAGGGCTTTTTGCTGAACATGCGTGTTTCATCTAGGCTTCTCATTTTGATGCTGCCACCAGCTTCAATATTCACATCTCTGTCAGCATGTAAATTGATGTCTTGTCCGGCACTGACACTTACACTCTTTTGTCCAAAAATGTCAATGTTGCCTTCTTTGTCCATCTCTATCCTGGCTCTGTTTGGACCAGTGTTGATTATGATTCTATCTTTTGTATCATGAATAACAATTTGAGCTAGGCCACGAGTTTGCAGGCGGATGAAAGCGTCTTCTGGGGTGTCGTCCATAACGAAGGTGTGCCCATATGGGGTTCGGATACCCATAGTGCGAATACCCTGTTGCATACCTCTCGGTGCTGGTCCACCTTGTTCAATAGGGAGGTTAACTCCTCCAGATTCTCGAGCTGCATCGTAACCTGATAAAAACGTTGGTGATTCACCAGTGAATATATTTGGGTTCTGCTCTTGTGGATTGCTGGCAGGAGTGCTGGCAGGAGTGCTGGGAGTCATATGATTGCGGTCAACTTGGAACAAACATCCAAACCAAACCCCTCGGCTAGGATCGCCATTTATGAAACAAACCAGCACTTGGTTATTGAGGTCAGGTGGTATGAATGTCATACCATAGTCTGTTTGTGAGCTTGTGGGATTTAGGTTTACATCAGCTACGTTTGATGCCCCAGCAAATGGACTGGCGTAATCACAAATGATCCACGTTGCTTCATTATTGATTGCTCCACCAAGTTCAGGGATCCAAACTCGGATACGTCCCATGTTGCGAGCATCATTTACGTCTCGTATTAGGCCAAGATAAATTTTGTCCCAGGTGGCACGTAGCCCCCCAGGCTCTAGCTCATAAGCTCCAGGTAAATTTACTGTTTGTTTTAATGTTGCCATTTATAGCTTCTCAAATTATTGATTTATACCTGTTCTCAAAACTGCCGGTACAGTACCAAACTCTGTTCGCGAGTCGCCCAAATTACTCAAAAGGTCACGGGTTGCTTCACATCGTTGGGTAAATTTCCCGTCTCTGAATATGTGTGTTACTTGCACCATCATATAGAGAGCATTGAAAAAATCAACATCATCACGCAAGTCCATAAACCCTGTGTTTTCGTCAGGAATAGTTCCTGCCCGGAAAGCCAACATAAAAAATGCATCGTAAGGTTGGTAAACGGCGTATTCATCTATATAGACTGGAACTCCTGACTGTTGACCAAAATATGTCTGTTGTATATAACTTCTCAACTGTCTATCTCTTTCTATATTTGAAGCCCCTAACCAGTAAGGATCACCACGTATCTCCATTGTGATATTCACCATATCTTGCATGCGAGCATAAATTTGTTGTGTTACACTGGCATAAACTTTACGAACATCCGTATCAGTAGCAGTCTGAGGCCTTAGTTGATTTATAATATCTCTAGTATCTTGGATGTAGGTAAGCTGAGCAGGCAATGTCCTATTATTACTACTAAATTCGTCCTCACTAAATTCAACACGTCTTCGCCTTGTTCGTGCAGCATCCCGCTCTCTTTGGAGCTGCTCCCGTAAGCCGGTTACTGGAGATTGATCTTGACCAAAACGTCCATATGCGTCTTCTAATGTCTGAGCCACATTTGGGTCAAATACTACTAACGACCCTTGAGCTAAGGCACGGCGCGCTGCCTCATCTTCTTGTTCTATTTCTCGTAAACGACGCTCACCAGCAGCAATTTGAGTGTCTAATACAACAGCATCAGACGCCTGTGCGCCAGCCCTAAGCCTCCGCAATCTAAGTAACTCTTGTTGAGTTTGATCGTATTCTTGAAGCGCAGTCTGTCTACGAGCTAAGGCGCTTTGTAAGTCGCCTAGAGAAGTACGCAGTGCACTAAATGCACTTGGCAAAACTGTTTCATTTGTCATAGGCAAAGGTATCCAATGCAGTGCATTGAATTGAACATCAAGATTTATAATCTCTGTGTTGTTTCCTGTGTAAAAATACAAATAAGCCTTTTTCAGTAGCTTAACAGTCCCAGTATTAATACTTGCTAATCTAGCATCGTGAAATTCGTTTACAAGTTGGAAAGCTCGGCCAAATTCTTGGCTAGCTATAGCTCTGCGGGTCTGTTTAACTCCAATATAAAATTGGAATTGCCTTATATAATCATTTCTTATGTAGTCCCACCCAATGTTTTTTACTACACACTCAATCCAAGGAACTTTTATGATACCTGACCTATCATCTGGTATAAAAAATGTAATGTCTTGAATTGATGCACAGACGTCATCTACTAACGCACCAATGCTTATGCCTTTACCAGCAATAAATTGAACTTTGTCTCCTACTTGCCTAAAACTAGCACGCCGGTTGTTGATTTGTGGGCTAAACTGGATTTTTTGATTTCTCAATGCCTCCTCAATGAAAAATTGATAAATTACAACCTGTGTTTGTTGATCTTGTGGCCGTTGACTACTTCTTAAATCAATATAAAACTGATTTAGTTCATCTTCCAATTTTCCAAAAAATTCACCAACTGTTTTATCAAAGTCTATAATATTTTGCCCAGGCAGTACCCCTCCTGGATCAGAAATGCCTATCCTTCCACTTCCTAGTTCAATAGTATAAGTTTGTGGTAAAAGATAGAATGAGTTTTTGAATGCCATATTATTATTAACAGCGGCTTTCATTCTATAAATGGTTCCTGCAGCCGTAAGTGTATTCGACAAATCAACTATATTAAGTTTGTAGACTTTAAAAAACTTTCTTTGGGCATTGGCAACTATATTTCCGTCAGCATCGTAATAGTTGAACCATAACATCAAAAATATAGGAGCTAATCGCCAATTAAGGTTACCTAGTTGCTTGCTGCTTTCAAAAATTTTGTCAGGTAAGCTCATATTATACGGTTCTGCAATCACCATGTCTACTTCTACTGAGGTTGCATTTTTAGTACGAAAATTATGGCTTACAGCATCTTTTATTTCACATTCTATTATATTGAACCCAGCCGTAACTCCACTTTCAGCCACAACAACATATCTAACCTCATTTAGGTACAATTTTTCATCAATATCATCTTCATCAGCTTCTCTATCATTTACCAAAACTAATTGTAAATGATATGTGTATCTGTCATGAGAATTTAGCATATTATCTTCTGGGCTGAAATTTAGGCCTTTAAGAGCGAGCTCACTTAAAATGCGTCGAAGATAATGATTAGTCACAAGTGGGGTAGCCATTACAAACTACTTTCTATACTAAGCTGGTTAGGTGCATAAATTGTTATCCCAGGAACGAAATCATAAATTGGATCCACAATTTGATCAGGATTTAGGATAGCAAACGCCCACCATGCCCGGGGATTCTGATATAGTTCAAAACTCAATAAGTCAGGCCGATGTAGATGCCGTTGTGCCAAAGTAACAATTAGATCGTCAGTTGTTCTTGTGAGCAATGGAGGTCGCCAAAAATCCAGATATGTAGTGTTTTGTGGAGTACGATAGTAAGGACTACTGCGTAGATAAGTTACTGTTGTCATTAGATGAAATCACTTTGACTTGGGTCACCATTGATGTATTTGGGCAACTCGAATCTCTTCCGCAATGTGGTAGGAGTGTGTTGCACAATCAATGTTACTGAAATTTTAAACAAGCTGGGTAACCAAACACCTTTTGTAGCTGACGGTGTTTGTTGTTGAACACTGGCTCCAGGAGGATTGTTCAATGGATCGTCCCAATTCCGGTTTGCAGGCTGGGTAACACCAGGCAAACCTTGCAACGCTAGGCCAGGTTCGCCAGCATCTTCAAGCTGTTGTGGCGACCTAATTATTGGTGTGGGTCGCACTGTAGGTTGATTAGTAGCAGGCAGCCCACTAGCCACTTGAACATAGTCTACATCATCTGGAAATCCAATACTATAGCTCTTGACTATGACTGGCAAGTTGTTGAACACAAAGGGACCGTAGGCATTGAACAAGAGAATAGGAGGAGGTGTGCCTGCATCTTTGTCATTTTCACCAAAATGCATCTTGCTCATGGTTCTCAAAAAGTGTATGCATGCCAAGGCATAGCGTCCTTCTTTTTGATTTTGAACAGTGAATTGACCATCCACACTGAATGAAGTTGCAGGAGTACGTGCAAATATATGAAAGTCTTGGTTTGTATGTACAGTGCTAATGGTTTGATAATCAATGTCTTGTTGATAGTTGATTGTAGGTGTGTAGGGCCAAACCATGCCATTGTTTGTTTCTCGCAAAGGATCCAATAATCCCTTGCCCAACACGCGATTAGCAGCAGCTGGTCTGGGCCGCAGGCTTACACGTCGGTTAGTGGGATCTTGATTGTTGAGTGTTCCCAACAAATTCACACCATCTCCAATTCCAAAACCGCCAAACACCCCGCGTGGAAAAATAGCAGAGGCAGCCGACCCCACAACGTTGTTTACAAGTCCACCAACCAAAGAACCAGTGTTAACACCAAAACCACCAAATCTAGGCATGCAATTCTTTCCTCAAAAATATTAGCCAAATATTTATGTGCTGGAAACCAGCTGGAATCTAAATACTAGATCATGAAACAGTTTGAACTCTCCCCACAATTAGTTTTTGAAGGCGGCAACGTATTCAAAACCTCAGATGGCTATCCACGCACCACTCGTATCCCACTGGCTTTGATCAGTCCCACGTTGGATTGGCTGGAAAAAATCACAGGGCTGCCTATGCATGGCATGACCTTGGGCAGTGTTGGCAAAAAAGCCAGCAGTGGGGATATCGACATTGTAGTCGACAGCAAGAAAATGTCAAAAGCCCAATTTGCCCAAAGTCTCCAAAACTGGGTGTTGAGCCAAGGTTTGAACCCCAAAGAGTATGTGAAGCCTGCTGGAGAAGTTCATCTGTTGACACCAATTGCAGGTGATCCCAAGAATGGCTTCGTGCAAACTGACTTTTTCTTCCATGATGATCCTCAATGGATGAAATTCAGCATGCAGAGTCCAGGAGACGCCAGCAACTACACTGGTGCAGAAAGAAATCAACTCATGAGCAGTATTGCCAAAGCATTGGGAATGAAATACAGTTGGCAACGTGGACTGTTGAATCGGGAAGATGAATCTGTTATCTCCACTGATCCTGATGTGATTGCACAAAAGCTATTGGGGCCCAGATTCACTCACGACAGCTTCCAAAGTGTTGAAACTATTCAACGAGCCATCAAAGGCAATAGGGCTATTCATCAAGGGTTGACTGAGTTGATTCAAACTCTAAGGAGCTTGGATAAATTAGGGCCCACTGGCAAACCCACAATGGATGTGAAAACTGGGAAGTTTAAGCAGAAATCTCCCAGTGAGCAACGCAAATCAGAAGAAGAAGCTGCAAGGATTGAGCAGTTGACAGGTGTAGCTGTTTAGCTTTTGTTTCCGTATCGGGGATCAATTGGCTTGACATGAATCTGATCAAACAGCAGAGGAAAGTTGGGCAAAACTTTTGGTAGGTCTGTTCTCTCCAACCAATTGTAATTTACGCTGCTGTGTGGAATGAAGTTGGGGAAATCGTGAGTTCCGCCCTTGCTCTTCAAATGATGATGAAATTTGTGTGCCAGGTCACAATCTAGGTCTAGGCACAGGGCTTTGTCGCCCATTTTGGTCCAACCTTTTATTTGTGCTGGCACAACCACAGTGTTACCATGCATGCTCATGAGGTGAGGCACTGGTTTTTGGCTATACAAAACAGTCATGTGAAGATCATCAGTATTCATACAGGGAACACCTTGACTTTCACACCATTCTTTGAGCTCTCGAGCATTTTTGGGACTCATGCTCAAAACAACTATGGTGCCAGCAGCGTGCTCATGAGCTTCCATTACTGTGTTCCTAGGGTGCTTGAGATAGCGTCGAACTGATTGGAACAGCCTATTGGAAAGTTCATCATCCAAACCCACAGCTTGGTGGAAAGCCTTTTTGTCTTTGTTCAAAACAGCCTCACGTGCCTTGGTGCCGCTTATTCCACTAACGCCAATGCCATCTGGATGCCGTTCTCCAGCTGATACAATTTCAATCGTCACTGGTTGACGTTGATGTTTTTCACGTATTTCTGGACTGTTCCAAGAGTCAAAAAGGTCTTTCATGCCCTGCACACGATCTTCGCCGGCAACAAATACAAAATGTCTATAGCCTTTGTTGTAGAGCCATTCTGCGGCTTGCAGCGGAGTTTTGATGCTCTCATCCTGCACCACATGATCTTGGTGTTGAGACATAATCTCTTGGAAAAACTCCAGCTTTTCCGCCCAAGGCAATGGATTCTTTTTTCCGTCTTGACTGTGACTCAAAAAGATCCAATAGTCACCCTTGCCAGCGTGTTTGGCCATTGTGTTAACCAAGTGCTGATGACCACGAGTGGGAGGATTCATCCTCCCAAAGGTCCAAACTACCCGGTTGTGTTCTTGTTCCATCAATGAATCAGGCTCGCCTTTTCTCATAAATTGGGCACGATTTACAAACTTCACTATTCCAGTGGGAGTTACAGCCACAAATCCCTCATGTCCTGGATCTCCACCCAAACTAGCACCCACTGTCCCATCTGTTTGACGGTCCATTTGTTTCTTGAGATCCAGCTTCAAACTTGTTAACAAACTTACTATCCGCCACACGCTATTGTAACCATGGATGTGGCTTTGAATCCATTTCAAACACTTGGCCTGCATTGCAGGGCTAGCAGTACTGTTGAGCCCTGTAAGCCACTCCAAAAACTCTCTACTCACATGGCTAAATGTGGAACTACCACGTTCTGCCTTTTTGGCCAAAAAGCTTTTCATCAAGCCAGGAAGGCTCAAGATTTCATGACTGGCTAGTTGTCCTCTGTCCAAAAATGATTTCACACTTACAGCATGCACTCTAAACAAGTGGGATAATTTGTCAACTAAGTTTTTATCCAGGTTCAAACTTTTGAGCATGGTGGCTTCATGAGGTAGGATAGCCAGTCCTTGATCAGTGCGAAAGCCATATTGACTAATGTTTCGCAAGGCTTCTGGTTCCTGATCTTCAGGGCTTTGATAAACACTGTGCATGACCACGCCAGCACTGCTGTTGGCAATCATTTCACCATATTGACTGTTGACAGGCACACGATAAGTTATTTTGTTGGGTGTAAATTCATATGCCCCATCTACAATGGGAGGTACACCAGTCCACAACAAATCCGCTTGAACGTAACCGATAAATCCTTTTGGGGTAACTTTTTTCAACAATGGGTAGAGACTGGCTATTTTGTTGGCATATGCCAGTCGAGCACTCTTTGCACTGGGGCTGGTGTCTTTCATTTTCCTGCTCATGAGCATATTGACAATATCCTCAGGGCTTGTGGTTAAACCATTGTATTTTTTACTGCTGAATCCAGCTTTGTCTGTTAACACAAATTTATAGTCTTTCCATCCAGAAATCAAGGCTGGTGTTCCATCCATTTTTATACTAACATACTCGGGTTGATGAGCAGTTGTGCTCAGTATATGAAAAGCTCTTTTGGCACCATCTAACCCCTCATCGAAGATCATGTCTTCTGGATGCTCGATACGGGCTTTGGCCTCAGTCAAAGAGAGATTTACTACTGGTAATAAGTCAAACAGCTTCATTGTTACGCCCCAACATAATCTTTTGGCAATCTATTGAATTATTTAACAGATCAAGGCGTCCATTTTGACTTCTTCTGTAACCAATTACAAAATTTAGGGTTTCAAACACAAAGGACTATAATGGCATTGGTTCCCAAGATCAAATATCTAACAAACAAAGATTTATTGTCTGCAATCCATGAAAGTAAGCTTACTTTTTGTGAATTTGTTGACAAAAAATACACTGATTTTGATGTCATTGTATATGATCTTGCAGCAGCAACTCCAGAAGTTTTGGACGCTGCTCGACACAAAAAGCTAGCTAACAAAATGGCTGAAGAAAAGAAAGCCAGCGGCAGCAAGACTTTTGAATCTTCATTAACATTGGATAATGTGCCTTTGGATGAAATTGTTGTGAGGCTTATGACTTTTGTGCACATTCCGTTAAACCCTGCCAAAGCTGACAAAGCCAAAAATCAGGCAGAAAAACACATCAGATGCAATTTCCCTCCTTTTCAACATTGGATTTTCCAAAACAATGAATGGAAATGTGTGGGCAAGAGTCATCACAAAAAGGGTGAATTCACCTTAACTGGCGGTAGGATTACTGATAGACTGGCTGCTATGTGGATCAAATTGGTTGATCGCTATGGGCATAGAGGCAACTGGAGAGGTTACACTTATCTTGACGAAATGAAAGCGCAAGCACTGGTGCAATTGGCACAAGTGGGACTTCAATTTGATGAAGCTAAAAGCTCAAACCCCTTTGCTTATTATACTACCGTAAGTAGTACAAGTTTTCTCAAGATATTACAACTGGAAAAGAGAAGTCAACACATAAGAGATGATCTTTTGATCATGCATGGTGCAACACCCAGTCACACCCGACAGACCGAGGATCAGTTGGCACAACAACTGGGATTTGACAATGCAGAAGCAGCAGTCCCACTTGTTGTGCCCCAAATGAGCCCAACTGGCCCCATCTAGTATTTTTTGATCCACACTGCGTTGCCTGCATCATAAAAACGATTGTAGCCCAAATTTTTGGCAATTTCTTGCTCTGTATTGCCCGCAGCTAAGCCTTGTATTTTGTGTTTTTGAAATTTAAGTCGGCTCTGAACGTCATTTATATTTTTCCAATACCAATAATTGGGTGGACTGATATGACTTAACTCAAAGCCTGTTTTTTCGTAACCATTTCCCAGTCCCCAGTTCAAGTTACTGTAGGACACCAAGCTTTTGAATCCCAACTCCTGATGTGCATGATTCAAAAGCTTGCTAAGCCCTCCTGGCACATGATACCCAGGCAAAATACAATAACGGGCCAGCTCATAATCACTCCCTTTGCTATACCTAGTTTTGACAAAGCTAGCAAGTGCAACAAGCGACCCGTTGTGTTCCAAACCCCAAATATGTTTGGTTGGTATGTTGCCCTGCAAGTGTGAGTTCTGAATAAATGTTTTAGCTGTTCCAAAATCCACAACTGTAATGTTGCATTTACGTGCACCAACAATTGTTTTTTTCAAACCCACTACGTGTGACAATCTGTCAAATATAATATTGGGTTTTTGCACCATCTCATGTTCCCAAATTTGAACAAGCCTTACACCTTTTTCAAGAGCTTGTTTCCATTTATTTTGATGATATTTTTTGTCTCCTATTTGGCAATCTGAATGATAAAAGATGCCATTAAACTCAATACCCACATTTAAATCTGGAAGATAAAAGTCAATCTCCAATGGCTTGATAACTTGCCTATTCCATTGCTCAAAAGATATGTTATTATCCCACAACCATTGTTTGATCTTTGTTTCTCCCCAACTTTCTTTTCTTGGATAACAAGCAAAACAACGCAAATCAGATTCTCTTTTCAAGGCAACACTGAATTGGTTATGGCATTTTTGGCAAACAAACGAATGTTCAGAATAACGATGTGAGTCCAAAAATTCTTCTTGAGTGAATAACGGAGTGTAATCAGTCCTATTTGTAATATAGGAATCCCAAGATTTTTGCCGAAAAGTTTTCCTATTGGTCTCCCTATGCTCTGTTGTCAAAAACGGGGCCACAACACCATATTTTGAGAGGTTGGTTTTTTTGGTTTTAACTAACACCTCCAGGTTTTGAGCAGGAACAGGTGCTCCATAAGTGTTTTGAAACACCTCTATAGTTTTGGTTCTTATATCAGGATGTTGCTGAGGAAAGTTTACTCCCCAATTTTCCTGGATCGTTTTTTGTGCTTTGTCTAAAACAACAGGATTTAAGGTTGGAGCTTTTGCGCCATACTTTTCAAAACATGTGGTCTCAGCTTTGGCTTTGACCTTGTCATGTTGACTTGCATACTCAAAACCATACTTTTGAAGGTTGGTATTTTTACGTTTTTCGTGAATATGATTTATTTCATCTCTAGTGCGGCTGTGTCGAACGCTTTCCTGATATTCACGATTACAGGAGCATTGAGATTGATTACCACAGAATTTTCTGAACCCTAGAACCATATTATTGAAAGTCCTGAACTTACCACTCTGTTCACACCAACTGTTTTCTGCATTAGTGTTATGAACGTATGCATAAAATTTAGCTGCAATTGGGCCTTCACAAGGAAATAATTTGTCTAGCTCTTCTTTGTGTATAGGCAACAACTTTGTCAACCTATTTGGTGTAATCTCCTTGTTCAACCAAAGTTCTTTCAATTCTGCCAAATTCACAATTTTTCTCCAACCCTATTGCATATTATTTATATATCATAATGAATATCACAAATCTAGGTCCTGCCCACCTGTTGAACTAACAGTTTTTATCAGCTATACTCTGACTCAAGGAGACTTTTGAGTCATGACTATCAATCTAGACAATGTTGATTTTTCAAAAGTAATTGCCATAACTGATGTGCATTTTGGCATGCGGAACAACTCCAAACAGCACAACACTTGGTGTACTGAGTTTTTGGAGTTTGTGGTCAAACGAGCACAAGAGCTGAAAATCAAAACACTCTTGTTTTTGGGCGACTGGAGTCACAACCGCAACAGTGTGAACATCAGCACACTCAATTACAGCCACAATGGCATGAAACTGCTAAACAACAATTTTGACAATGTGATAATGCTCTTGGGCAACCATGATCTCTATTTTCGAGATACTCTAGAGCTGCACAGTATTCCCTATGCACAGGATTTTTCAAATATTCACCTAATTGACAAAATCACCACAGTCAAAGACTATTGTTTTGTTCCTTGGTTGGTGGGTGATGAGTATAAGTTGATTCAAAAAATCAAACAGCCTTATTTGTTTTGTCATGCTGAAATTGCCAAGTTCCGGATGAATGCCATGGTGGAAATGCCCGATCATGGCGGCTTGAACAGTGAACACTTTCAAAATCAAAAATTGGTGTTCAGTGGGCATTTTCACAAAAGGCAGCGAAAGGGCAACATTTGTTATATTGGCAATGCCTTTCCTCACAACTTTGCAGATGCGGGAGACGATGATAGAGGGTTGATGATCTGGACTCCTGGAACTGATCCCATATTTGAAAAATGGCTTAGTGCACCCAAGTATCGCACGTATAACCTTACAGAGGCACTTCAGGATCCTACCGGCTTGATAGACAACAAAACTTTCGCACGGATAACAGTAGATGCTGACTTAACTTATGAAGACCTTGCCTTCATTAGAGAGTTATTTGAAACTCAGCTAGCTGCCTTGGATGTGAGTTTTATTCATGGCAGAAGTGATGGAGATGACACTGTTCTTGATGATAGTGAAATCAATTTTGAAAGCGTTGACTCAATTGTGGTGTCACATTTGAATAGTATTGAAAGCACTACAATGAACAAACAACGCTTGATTGAAATCTATCAGAGTATTTGAACTTGATCATCCTCAAAAACGTCACAATCAAAAACTTCATGAGTGTGGGTGCTGTTACACAATCAGTTACTCTCACACAACCTGGCTTGACTCTTGTATTGGGCGAGAATCTAGACTTGGG